CCACTACCAACTCATTTGTACCCGAAGCTACAACTGTGTTAATAGGGATTTCTAAATATTTTGCTTTCATATTATCTTATTTTTTTTAGTTAATACTATGCCCAAGTAATGCTTGTAATCACAACTTGTGTTCCTGCTGCTGCTGCCACCAACTCAGTTGGTCCAGGAATAACTAAATTAAATATAGGACTTGTCCATCCCGTTGATAATGATGAAGCTACTGTATCTGTAATTAAATCTCTCATTGCTGTACACTGATTAGGTGTTGCAGCGTTATAAGCAGGAATAGCTGTATGATTAATTTGTAATTCATCATAATCTGCTGAATGATTTTTGAAAGATACAGTTACTCTTGTAGCTGAAGTTTGTACTATTGCAGCAACGTCTGCTGAAGGGAATATATTTAGTCCCCCCGCAATTGAAGCTGCAGTGTTTGTGAATGATATAAATTTTTCCATAATAAAAATATGATTAAGGGTATTAGTTAATAAAGTACAAATATAAAGAAATTACTCTTCTTTATTTAAGGTCTTTTTTAACATTTTAAAAGTTTCTAACCCTTCATCACTTTGAAAATAAGAAGCCACAATATAGTAAGGATCTTCACCAAAAGGCACGGTTAACATACGTTTTTTATTTTTCTTGTAGTTAAAGTGTACGTCTTTTTGCCCATTTTTAAATTGTAACAAGTTAGATGAGAACATTTGTATTACAGTGTCTTGTAGGTCTAATAAAGGATCATTTAATATATTCATAAAATCTTCTGGCTGAGATTTAGAAAACATTAATACATCTCTTTTTAATTCTGCTGTAGACATTTTATCTACACTACCACCTAAGAAAACTCTACATACAGTTACAAGTTTATCTGTAGATAACTCTTTTGCCATAATTTGAGCATTAAGTTGCATTTCTGCTAACTCTAACTCTTCTTGAGCATCTCTTGCATGATTTATTTCTTCAAATACCATACCATTTTGTGGATGATAATGTAAGAATTGTTGTAATACTTGATTTTGTTTTTCAACAGTTAGAAAACCATCTTCAAATACTACAGGTTCTAATATTGCATTTCCATCTTGCTCGTCTTCAAAAGGAGATTTTTGATTACGTGCATAACGTAACGGCCTGTTTGTCCCTGTGTCTTCGTCAAAGTGTAGTAATGGAAATCTTGATGAGTGTCTTGACGCTAACATATAAGATAATGGTACGTCTGTTCTTTTTAGTCTATAAGACTTGGATACGAATTTTTCGTGTATTTTTTTCATAATAATATTTAATTTAATTTAATTTTAAAATAAAGGGGGGACGAATCCCCCCTATATTAATTTACTTCTGTTTAAGCATTGAATAGGAAGAAGTTGTTCGCACCTAAAGTACAAACAGCTCTTTCTGTTAAGAAGTTAACTGTCATAGCATCTAAATCAGATGTAGCAGCACCTCCAGCAGAACCTGTAATCCAAGTCTTGTAACGTCTATTCTCAGTCTCAGACGCTCTGTATCTCACGTGTAAGAATGGTCTTTTAGCGTTTTTACCTAAGATTTGGTCATAAACTGATGTTGATCCTGCAGGAACTAAAAGTCCATTCACACCACCACCAATTAAACCACCTCTCATTGTAGGGTCATTTAGGTATTTCCAGTCAGACTTATAGAAGTCATAACCTCTTCTAAATCCTGTGAAACCTAAGTTTAACGCCATATCCTTATCATTGTCAAATAGACCATATGAAGTACCACCCGCTCCGTAAGAGTTTTGTGCAGCTAACATATCATCAATATCAAATGAGAAGTTTCTGTTACAGAAAATTACATTTTCTTCAATAGCACCTTGCTTGTCAAGTCTTTGAATCATAGAATCAAAACCTGCAAGAGTAGTTGGGTTTCCTCCACCCCAAACATTTCCTCTATTGTTTACTGCAAAGAATACACCTTCAGAACCAGCGTGTGGGAATGCACCCCCTGTAGCTGAACTTAAATAAGTTTCTGCACCAGAACCTGTTCCCGCAGGTACAGCCTCAATCATTGCAGTTTCCATGTAGTCTTCAAAACGTAATCTTGTTTCATGCTCAGACTTTAAGTACCATAGGTATCCGTTAGCACCATTTTCAGTTTGTATTTCTACCCAACCGATTTGTGCCATATCAGAACCAGAAACTTGGTAAGTATCTTTCATGATAATAGGCTTATTAGAAAAGAATACATCATCCGCTTCTAAAGAACCGTCCATTCCTGTTGTTCCTTTTGCAAATTCAGAACCGTAAACAAATACAGATACTGTTACACCTGCTGCAAAACTTTGTCCAGCTGCTTCGTAATACTCTACTTGGAAAGTATTAGCACCAGGAGTTGGAGCAATAGAAATAACACCTTTATTAGATAATGTAGAACCAGGCGTGTTATCAGAAATCATAACTGTCTGACCTACTCTTAATCCAATACTTGTTTGGTTAGCAACTAATCCTGGTATGTTAGGATCAGCAATAGTTATTACTGCTGTATTTACACCAGCTGCTTGAGCTGAAGAACAGTTTACATATTTAGTATGTAATCTTCCTTGTTCTGCCCACTTAATCATATCTGAATTAGTTGGCATTTCAGCACCTACCATTCTTAAGAATGAAGCTACTGTTCTATTTCCATAACGCTCAAATTCCTTTTCATAAGTATCTGGTAGATACTGATTTAAGAAATCAAAATTAGTTATGTAGTTTGTTGATAGAACTTGCTTTTGAGCTGATGGCTGTAAAGCAAATCCTGGGTTTAATTGTACTGACATTTTTTAATTTTTTTTAAAATTTATACTCGTTTTATACTTTTAATTTTGAGTCCTCTACCACTGCTTGTATCTCCAATAGCTCTTATCTTCAAACCATCTTTTGACACACTCTGAGAAGCCTGTCTGACATCCATATTAATGTTTTTTGATTTTTTAGAAACATTATCTACAGCATCAGCCATTCCTTGCTCATAAAAAAACTTAGCGTACTTTTCGGGATTCATAGCAATTGATAATGCTTTATGGTATCCCTTTGCGTCTTTAATTAAACCTTTATCGTCCATATATTTGTTGACAAAATTTGCAACATCTTTTTGAACATTTTTAATTTCCGATGCATCACCAGGTTTATAAGTAAAATTTTTATCTCCTACATTAAATTCAAAACCTTTGAATTCATTGCTAAAAACCTCATCGGTTTTTTGAAGAAACCAATCATACTTCTTTTTCTGAGCTTCTTGCACAGTTTTAGATTCATCAATGTAACTTTTATAAGCATCTAATGTTTCTCTGTCTTTGTCAGATAACCCATCCCCACTTGACTCAAGAGGAATTTTATATTTATCTTTTTGATCATTGAAATACTTTTTTGCTTTCGCAAGTTCTCTTTTCTTAGCTAATTTTCTTTTTTTAATATCTCTTGGCTCATCTAATTCTTCATCAAAACTAAATTTATCTTCTAATAAATCTTGTATATCAAAAGTATCCAAACCATCTTCAATATTAGCATAGTAATCAGCTAAAACTTGATCATCTTCCATAGTAGTGTAGTCTTTTTGTAACTTGTAAAAGTCTTCAATACCACGGCCTGTTTCTTTTTTATATTTTAAATATTTAGAAACATCTTCTGGCAACTCTTCATTTGCTTGTTGTTGTGCAAATAAATCATCAACAGAATTAATATCTCTATCATATCTATTTTTAATATATTTAAGAACGTCTTCGTCATTTAACTCTGACGAGGGAGTTTCTTCTTGAACCTGAACTTCTTCTTTTACTTCTTCTTTTTCCTCTACTTCAGGTTGTGTTTCTGTTTGTTCTACTACATTTTCCGCAGTATCTTCTTGCTCTGCGTGTTCTTTTAGAAGTTTTTCTTCTATTTCTGCTTGAGATTTATTGTCTTCAATAAACTCTACAGCTTTTACTTTAATATTATCCATTTAATTTAATTTAATTTATACAAAGTTAATAATTATACAATAACTTTTTTAAGCTATCGTGGGTCAAACTCAGCTAAGTCAAAACCGTCTAAACTATCTTCATTAGACTCAAAATTTATAGGAGGTAAATTATTTTTACGTTGGTCTATTAATCTTGATTGTTCTGATGACTGCTGACTTATTCTTTGGTTTTTAGATTTTTCTCTATTCTGCTCACGCATATCTATTTGTGATTGTTCTAAACCCTTTAACTGCATATTCATTTGAAATTCTGTTTGCATTAAAGATTCTTTTAACGCAGCTTCATTTTTAAGTTTTTCTATTTCAAAACCAACCTCTGCTTGTTTTATTTGCATTTTAGATTGTGTCTCCATTTGAATTTTTTGCATAGCTATTTGAGCAGCCGCTTGTTGTGACTGCATATTAATCTGAGCCTGCATCTGTTGTTCTTTTTCTTTTTGTTGTGAGTCTTGTAGTTGCTTTTGTTTTCTTTTAACTTTTAACAACTGATTAGCCATTTTTATATTTTTTAACTCTCTTATATCTATAGCGTCTTCTAAATTAATATCTTGTTTGTTTAAAGCAGTTTGTATATTTGCCTCTAATAATGCTTGCTGTTCTTCATCAGGAGAAACTTCAATAAAAATACCAAAGTCATATATATATAAGTTTTTTATATCATCTAACAACCCTACATTGTATTTTCCAATTTGTTGAGTAAATTCATCTGCAAAGTCTGAATACTCTAAAACGTCAGCTGTTCTTATAGATAATGCTTCAGCTAAAGTTTGTGTTAAATACAAGCTACCCTCTAAAATATGTCTTGTTGCAGTATTAGAGTTAAGTGCGGCTAATTTTTGAACACCCACTAAAGAGTTAGGATCAGGCGTGCTTCCATCACGTGCTTCATTTAATCCCGTTACTTGCCTAATCATATTCATATAATGATTGTAATTACCAATTAACATTTGCATTTTTTGTGAACCACTGGAAGAAGTAAGTTGTGTAATAGGTACTTTAGCATTATTAAACTCACCATCTTGAGTAAAACTCCTACCAATAACACTACCCGTTTGAAAATATAATCTTAAAGCATCTTCAGGGTTATATGCATTTCCTGTTCCTAAATCAACTTCGTTTAATCCATCTGCATCTATAAATACACCATCAGGTACAACTCTTGAAATTACTTGTTGTAATTTTAAATGAGTCATCTGTATTAAATCAGTAAAAGGTATCATTCTTCTTACTAAAGATTCTATATTACCTTTGTACATTCTTGGTGCTGTAGCTACATAATTAGGCATAGCGTATTGACTTGCTGACTGTGGCCTAACCATATTTTTAGCAAGCTCCCACTTTAATAATATATTAGTTCCCATTACCATTACACCATCATACCATACATCTATTTTTTTTGTTACTTTTTCAAATTTACCTTCATCCATCATTTCTTGTGGTGGATTAAATTCGTCAGTTTTAGGAACTACTTTATAATTTCCTGTTGCAGTTTGTTTCTTTTTATATACAAAAGTATTTGTGCTTTTGTAATTAAAATACATTAATGTAACTGTATCTCTATAAAACATAGAGTTTTCATACATAGCAGCAACATTATAATACTGATACCATGCTTGACTGTATTTTGATATTTCTTCTAAGTCTTCATTAGTTAAATCAGGTTTTATTTTTAACAACTCACCAATAGGTACTGTTTTAATTTCTCCCCAATAAAAACAATCTTTAAAGTAAGGATCTTCAGTATAGCTATAAACTACATTAGCAGGATCAACATACTCCACTCTTATCCCATCACCTAACTGAAAGTTATGTTTTACTACAGATAAACCTAAAGTCATTAAGTCCATGTCACATCTTTTACGAGTGTGTGAATAATGATTTTCTTCTAATAATGTATTAATAGCAACTTCATTTGCTATTTCAATTGCAGGTTTATAATTCATTTGCATATAAAGCTCCATTTCTAAATCACTTTCAGGTAATTCATCAGGATTCATGCTAAACAATTTTACATCAAAATCTTTTTCTATTTGTTGAAATAAGTCTTTAGAAATAACACTTTTTTCTACCATGTTTTGAAACTCACCCCTTTTTTCTGATGACATAGCATCTTGAGCGTATGCCTTAACAGTAAATAATCTGTCCGACATTCCATTTACTACAATATCAACAAACTTAGGAATAACAGGAACAGGTGTCCAGTCTAAATTTAAATAAGACAGATCTCCGTCTACCGCTAACTCATTTTTATATTTTGCTACTGACTGCTCTCCTCTGGCATACAATCTTAGTCTATTAAAGTCGGCCCATTGATTGTAAAACCTACAATTCATTCCGTCTTTTCTAAACCACTCATATTGTATTGCTTGAC